TGATCATGAAGTTTGTATATATTATAATATATAAGTTTTAATTTTCAAAAAAAAAAAAATCATTATATCATAATGAGCAATAGTGAAAGTATTGTAAATGAAACATCCGTAGAAGAAAAAAATTTAAATAAAATGAAAGTTTATCATAGTTCTATTAAAAATAAAGTAAATTCTAATACACATAGTTGGGCAGCTGCTTATTATGGACTTGTTGCCAAGTTTATAAATGAAAATAATATTAAATCTTGCGCTGAAGTTGGTATTGGTTACGGGTTACACGCTAAAAATATACTTTTAAATAGTAATATTGAAAAATTATATTTAGTAGATCCAATGAGACCTTATGGTGATTTATTCGCAAAAGATGTTAATAATAATGGTGGTTTTGAAGCATTAGTCGCACAAATAAAAAATATTCTTTCACCTTTTAATGAACGTTACACCTTTATTAGAAAACCCAGTTTAGAAGTTAGTGAAAATGAAATTTCAAATGAGTCATTGGATTTAGTCTTTGTAGATGGCGACCATTCATATGACGCTGTATGTAAAGATTTAAGATTTTGGTGGAATAAGATAAAACTAGGAGGATATATATTGGGTGACGATTATACACGAGTTCATCCTGGCACAATAAAAGCAGTTGATGAATTTGCCAAAGAATATAATTTAGAAATGACTATTTTACATAAAGAAGGTTCAAGTCACCCTATTTATATGTTTCATAAATTATAATCATCAAAATAATGATATTATTATTTGTATAATTAATAACAATTTATAATTATACAAATTTAAACTACCGCGCGTCCTTGATTACTATTCCAATCCTTTTCTGGGCGGTCTACTTGTTCATTTCTTGTAACTGCCGCATTAATTATGTATGATTTCATATTTATTTTTTCCATTTCACATTTTAAATTATTAGTATCTTTTGGGAAACATGTTCCTCCATAACCACGTGAACCATCGTGACCTGGAACCACTGTATGACTTTGACCGATTCTTTCATCCAATGTAGCCAACTTTCTTACATTATCGTAGTCTATGTCTTTTTTTCGGCAAAATTCTTCCATTTCATTACAAAAACTTACCTTAACTGCTAAGTAATTATTACGAAACATCTTAATCATTTCCGCTTCTTTATTTGTCACAAAATTACAAGTATTATGCTTTATTTTTCCATTTTTATTACTTGTATTTATTAATTTTGATATTTTTTCCTTAAATAAATTGTCTTGTTCGGTTCCTTTTAAACCAAAAATCCAATTAGGGTTTTCAATAAAATCATTTTCAAAGTTTTTTTCAGTTAAAAATTCTGGCATGAAATAACAGTTTAACCTATCGCAAGTACCTACTGGAACAGTAGATCTTAACACAACTAGTGTTTCATCCATATTTACACGTTTTGCTATTTCGCCTATTGCGCTTTCAACCATTCCTAAATAGCAACTCCCATCTTTGTTCATCGGTGTCGGAACAGAAATAAAAATTATATCACATTTAATAATATCCTGGATAGTTAAACCTAATGGAGAACATAGTCCTGGAACAATATCATAAGTAATAATGTCTATTTTGTCACATTTTAAAAGATTTGTTGCTTTTCCTACAAATCCATTCCCAATTACTCCTACACTTATTGCTCTGTTAACCCCAGTTGTAAACATTATTTATTAATATAAATAATATTTAATTCATTTTTTAACAAATTAAGTTTAATAAATTAAAACCTTTTTAAACTTTTAATAGTTTGTTTGATTGTTTCATAATCACTACCTGAATGACCGGCAACAACCATATGTAATTTGGATTTTGGTAATTTTTTGTGAAGTTCATGAGCAACATAAGCAGGTGTTGTCATATCATAAATACCTTGAATTATTTCTACAGGTATATTTTTTAATTTATTCATGTTTTTTGTTTCTAAAAGATAACCATCTCGTGGTAAAAAGCATTTATTTCCAAAAAAATGGTATGGTATATGAGATAATGTTAAATTGGTTTTGTCCTTTATAACTGCTTTATGATTTGCTTTTTGACCTAATGGATATAATTTATGTAACGCTTCTTGGAATAAAGAATACTGATACGCAGCGCTTTTTCGTATATTTTCTCCTTGGTCTCCTCTTAATTTTTTTTCATACGCTTTTGCTGGATTTAATAATTCTTTACGAGTTAATATACTTGCATATTTTTCCCATACATCTGGATATATATGTTTTATTAAATTACCATTTTCCACTAAATCTAATTCTTTTTTTGTTCCCATAAATATTCCTCTTACTACGATTCCTAATACTCTTTCAGTATATTTTTGAGCGTAATAAATTGCCATTAATGAACCCCATGACCCACCAAATACTAACCATTTTTTAATATTTAAATGTTCTCTTATTTTTTCCATATCTTCTAATAGGTGCTGAGTCGTATTTTCTCTAGTTTCGCCATGTGGAGAGCTTTTACCGCAACCTCGTTGGTCAATAGCAATTACGTAATATTTTTTTAGATTAAACATTTTTGATAATTTAAAATCAATACATGACCCTGGTCCCCCATGAATAAAAACACAAGGAATACCTTTTTTATTTCCAAATGTATAATAGGCTACAGTATGAATATTTGAAACGCGTATAAATTCTTTCGTTTTTGGTAATTGATATTTATATAAAAAAGTATTTTTCCTTGTTTTATTTTTATTATTTCTTTTGATTGATATATTTTTTTTTGTTTTTACCATAATAATACTATATATTATTCAATATATTATTATTTTTCACACAATAAAAAAGTTTTTTACTTTTTAGTTTACATTTAAAATTACTACTTAAACTACTATATTGCTATATTTTTTGTTATATACTCTTTTTATATCTAATTTACCATACCAATTAATCTTGGCAATTCCTTGAACTTATCATCGTTGATGATGTCAATGCGCATACCTTCTAATAGTTCAACCTTCTTATTCAAATTCTTCTCTACCCTGTTGGACTCGCTGCGAGCGTGGTTATGCTTTTCCACTAATTCCTTATGAATCGCATTTTCAATATTATCTGCTAACCACTTTTTGTTGTTGGTCTTCTTGTTGTCCAAAATGTGCCACAAATCTTGTGGAATATCTGCTCTTGCGTTAAGGAAATTTGCCTTTTTTTCCTCCTTCTTTTTGTTCAAGTTATCAACCTTCTTGGCTAATACGATAAACTTCTTTGCGCTTTCCTCCTTTTTCAAATTTGCCAATAATATGCGATTCTCCTTAGCAATAACCTTTGCTTCCTTTTTCTCCTTTTTAATATTTTTTGCTTGTTCCTTTAAATTTACTACACGTACCTTTGCTGCGTTTGCTGCTTCCTTTGCCAAAACCACACGAAACTTCTTTTCTGCCTTTGATTTGGCAGCTGATGCGCGAGCACTTTGGAAAGCCATTTCACCTATCTTGGCAAAAGGGAATGAAATTCTGACAGATGACATAGTTGATATTAGTAATTGTTGTTACAATGATTGATACTAAGAAGTAAATAACTAAAAATTAAGTCAATTTTAACTTTTAAGAGCATTTTTGGAACATTTTCAAGATTAATCAAATGTTTCGTCATCAAAATCTTGATATTTGCGAAGATGATACGGAACTCTGTTTTTATTATAATTATTTTTTTGTCGGTTATGGTTCTTTAGTATCATATTATAATACTTTCCGGATTCTTTACGTTTATCTTTTCTTTCTTGAATAAGTCTTCTTAAAACACCTCTTTCCTTACTAGTCCTACAACTAGAGAAAGTAACTTTATTGCTTAGAGCACGTTGTTTAAATTCTTCTACGTTCAACATTATATAATATATGTATACCACATATTATTTAAATCATTTACATAAATATATTACTAAAAAAAATACCTCAGGAATACCAAGGGTATTTTTATTTTGTTTTAATTAAAGATAATAATATAATCATCATCTTCTTCTTTTTTATTTTTTATTTTATTTTTTCTTTTTTTATTTTTTCTTAGATTTTTTTCTTGTTCTGTTTCTCCTTCGCAAACTTCAGTTAAAGATGCTACGCATTTCTTATTTAATCCAATATCATAAAACGCATTCTTTTCTTTTTCACTTTTAAAAGATAGCACATATGATTTCATAGGATTAACTATAAAGTAATAATCTACATATGACTTTAATGCGTTTTTACCTTCTAGTTCACATACAATATCGCTATACATATCTTCAAAATCATACTTGCTGACCTCCATTTCTAAAACTGGGTCTTGAATATCAGTTATTTGACTGTTATTCATAATATCTTTCCAAGTGGAATAACCTTTTGACTTATTGCCTTTCATCGTATTATCTTTCATCTTATAATATTAACTTATATATTACCTTAGATTAACTTTATTAACTTATATTGGTTGTTTGATGCTAAGAAGGTAAATTACTAAATTTAGATCAATTTTAGTTTTTAAGAGCAAAAATTAGCATTTTACTTTCTTCGTGTAATATTTGTTTTCTTTTTTGACTTCTTCCCTGCCTTCTTTGTTTTCTTTTTTGACTTCTTCCCTGCCTTCTTGGATTTCTTGGATTTGTTCGTCTTTTTATTTCCACTTCTATTTCTCATTCTTCTTCCTCTTTTCATCCCGCCAACTTGTTTCCCTCCTAGATGTTCATTTACAAATTCCATTAAATCTTTTTTTGTTCTTGTCATTTTATCATATTGTATCATTTTACCACCTTTTAACGCCATTATGTGAGGAAATCCCATTATAGGTTCTTGTTTATAATTTAATTGTTGGGGAATATCCATATTCATTGATGTTATCATTCCGTCTAACGGTTGTTGTTTAAATTGTGACATTGTTTCATCCCAAATAGGTTTTAATGTTACACAATGACCACATCCAGGCATGTATACTGCGCAAATAATAACCTTATTTTCTTTTAGACGATTATTTATATTTTCAATATGTGTTGGAATATTGTTCATTTCTTCCTCATTATCTAATTGTATTATTTCTACCATATATATTTTCAATAGATTATAATTATTTTATATGCAAAATATATATATATGTTATCTAAAACTTTAATATTAACTATATTAGTTTTCATATTAGGATTATATTTTGTATCAATGTATGACAGTAAAACTATAAAAGAGACAATGACTAATCAAGAAAGTTGCCCTGACGTTTTGGTTCAAAAAGGTTCTAAAATTTATTTATTTAATTCCAAAAAAGCAGAAGTTCCTGGCGTAAATCCAATTGAATTTAGAAATTTAGAAGAATATGTTGAATTTACAGAATGGCAAAAAAGTCAAGGCATTAATTGTCCTGTTTTGTTCTTACAAAAAACATATGACCCTCAAGGAAATGGTGTTTACAGAATAAGACCTAGTCCTATGGACCCCCATGGAGGAATTCCTCCCGTTAAAATGAACGAGAAAGTTACTAAATTATTGGATGCAAGTCGCGATGATCCTCCATATAACACTAATTCTGTTCCAGGGTTTGACCCTAAAATGCAAAGAGTTGGTTCGAACACTCCTTTAGATAAATTACATAGTAAGGGTTTGATGGACTCGTGCAATACAAATGCTATGGACCCTAACTGGAGACCTAATTGTGTAAATAAATAAATAATATAAGATTAAATAAATTTTATATTATTATTGATTCTTTTTGATTCTTTTTGATTCTTTTTGATTATTATTGATTCTTTTTTATAATATAAATTGTATAATATGACAGAAATATACATATTATTCGCTGGGATAGGTATAGGTTCTTTCTTAGGATTTGTTGTAAAAATGTATTTCTGTATATATGACAATGTTTACAGAGTGAATGATAACAATATAGATACAGATTATAGTGATATAGATGGTGCTGATATAGATGTAGAGTCAGAACGTAATATGATGAATGACACACGAGGGTATATTCAATATTTAGAAAACATGTTAAATAATTCTACTAATGTGACTGCAACTTCTGTTTCTTTACAACCGGTTGATATTTCTTTTAATAACATAACTTCCGAATCTATTTTTGTCGTTCCACATTCACCTACTCAAATGATGCCTCCTACAATATTAACACCTAGATTTACAACGCCAACACCATCCGCACCATTTGCACCAGTTTCTTCAGATGTTATCTATATTCAAGACGAAAATATAGTAGGTGATACTGTTTGGAGGGATGTAGACCATAATGACCGAGTATAACTAATTTATTCATCTAACAACATAACTGCCATTGCACTATAATTGTGTAAATCAATCAATGTATCTCTTAATTGTTCATCGTCAACAAGAGTTACTCCATTACGAGTAATACTTTGGTATCTATTTAATTTATCTTTCATACGCATCAAAACACCAACAGTTCCATAATTGGCAAACGAATCGCCATAATCTTTGTTTTTTAATTCAAATAACTCGCGAGCTTCTTTATGAACTGTATTATATTGATTTAATCTTTTATTATTAATGTCATTTATATCAATGCGGTCATCATTGCTGTCACAACTATCATCACTATCATCACTATCATCGCTATCATCGCTATCATCACTATAATCGCTATCATCTGAACCATATGCGTCATAACCGTATAAATCATCCATATGTGGAACCCCTATTGCAATAACATTACCGAACATTTCTA